CAGTTTACGCTGCGCGCGCGTCGCCGGGATCGTGTCCACCGTCCGCGTCACCAGTGCTAACGCCGTACCCGTAACAGTCGATCTGGTACGCGCCCGACGTAAACTGACGATCGATAAAGTTGCTTTTGCCGCGGTCGTAATCGCCGCCACTGAGGGCGACGTTAATGATCGGCGACGTGTCGGTCGGGCCGTGCGGATCGGGTGCGTCTTGAAACTCTGCCCACGGGTTAGATCGTTCCGTGAAGACGCGTAGCTTATACCTGGCTGGATCGACATTCGCGATCGCGGCCAACTCTTGCTGGCGCGCGGACTCGACTAGTAGAATAGCGCCGATCTGATCGCGAATTAACGCCGACGTATCCGTCGCGTCGATTAGCTCTTCGATTAACGCTGTCACGGCTTATAAGCTTCGAGGGTACAGGTAACGATTCCGATCGCGCGATCTGGCATCGCCTCGTTCACTTTGAAAGAGTGCGCCGTGCCGCCAATATCATTAAACGCCACTCGCCACGGGCGGCGCTCGCCGTCCGCGATAGCTCTAGGTAGGCCGAGGCCGGCCGCCGTAAGCGACGCGATAGCGAGCGCCACAGACGCCACACGCCCGGACACTGCGATCCCAGTCTCGGGATCTATGACTTGCGCAACGTCGTTAGAAAAACCGACCAGCGAAGCCGTCACGCCCTCGGGCGACGTGACGGTTATCGGCCAGCCAAAGCCGCCGGCGGAGTCTTCGAGGATTGCTAGAAGATCCGCCGCGGCCTGGTTTCGCAAGCTCACGGCGCCTTAACGACGTAGCCGCCGGCGACGAGCTCGTCGAGCTGCGTTTGACCGTCGGCAAAGTCACCCGCCCTAACGGGGCGGTAAGCCGCGATCTTACCGCGGCGGGTAACGACGACCTTACCCTCGGCGACCGTGTACGGGTACGAGTACGCCCCGCGCGACTTCACCGCGGGCGGCTTGCCCCCGTCGAAGGCGCCCGCGCCGTTTACCATCGGCTTCGTCGGCTTGGCGGGGCGAGGCTTAAACGCGGCCGCCGGCGGTAGCGTCGGCGCCTCGGGCTCGACCTCGACGATCTCGAGCTCGGGCACCCACTCTAGCTCGGGCGCCGCCACGGCGACCACAGACGCCGGCACGGGCGCGGGCAGTGTCACGGGCGCAGGCGCGCCCGCGCGAACGCGCAGCTCGGCGGCCAGCGTCAGCAGCCGCCCTTTATTGGCGCGCTCGAGATCGTCGGGAAGCGCGGCGCCTAGCTTTTGGCTAAGCGCCTCGATTTCCGACTTGAGCTCGCGCTTTGTTCCGGCGTCAAGGTCAGTCATGCGGCCTTTACTGAGTGACGTTCAAACGCGCGAAGGTGTCGATCGCGGTCGGGATCGTAAGCGGACGGGTGCCGGCCGAGACCATGAGGTGCTCACCGTCGGGGGTGAACCAAGCGTTAGTAGTTAGATCGAGCCCCAGCGCGCCGTCAGAAAGACGGCTCGGCAAGAACGGCAGAGCCCGCGACTCGGGTCCGGTCATACGGGGGATCGCGCCGTAGCTCAGATCCAGACGGCCCGCGCTCGCGCGCATGATCACGTTATCGTCTTCGACGTACGGCGTAAGCGTACCGGTCTGCGGGTGCTTATAAAACCCGTCGTAGGTCCACATTTCATATCGATAGTGGCCGATCCAGATATAGCCCTGGAAGGTCGCGCCCTCACCGCGGGGCGCCGGCGTGATCGCGCCGATGCTAAGCAACGTCTTATCGAGCAACGGCAAGACGTTAACGTTGACCTTAAAGCGCTGCCAAGCGCTCGACCCGAAGATCAGCTGATCGGGATTCTTCTTACCGTCGCGTCGGACGATAACGCCGAGCGCCTCGAGATCGGTGACGGGGTTACCCGTCGCACCGCCCACGGCCCAAGTCGTGGTGACGGTCGCCATATGCGACGTCTTCGGCTGGAAGTCGAGGCTATACAGCGTCACGCCGGCGTCATCGACGAGCGTAAGCACGCCAGTCTGCAACACCTGCGACGCCATGAGCTCGACCGAGCGGCGGATCTTGCGCTCGAGTTTACGGAAGATCTTGAAAGCCTCTTCCGCGGCGTTAGCGCCGAAGTTCGGATCCTGGAAGGGATCGACACCGGGCGATCGCTTGATCGAATTGTAAGCGTGAATCGCGCCCTTCTCTTTGAAGATCGGGGGCGTGAAAGCCTTATTCGTATAGAGCGTGCTTTCATTCTCGCGCGCGCCTACGCTCAGATCTTGAACGACAACCGCGATATCTTCCTCGTCCCGCATAATGTCGAGTTCGACTTTTTCGGTATTGTGGAAGTTGCGCGGGGGGCTCTGGAAAAGACCCGAAAGGAACATGGGGCTAGAAGCCTCTTCCATGTACATTTCGATCATGCGAGTCGTGCTGTTATCAGACATATTTGGGATCCTTTAAATGCAGGGGTACAAACCACCGCACCCCCGCAGCCGCTCACCGCGCGCAGGGATCTAAAAGTTGGCGGGCGCCAACGTAGCGCCCTCGTTGGTTTACTGGTTATCGAGTGCGCTTAGCTGCGAAACGCGAGTCGACGCGATGTCGAAGCTTCGCAGCTCGTCGAGGTGTGCAACGGTCAAGTTTGAATCATCGCCGTCGGCGTGGATCAGCAAACGATCGCGGCAGACTTCGCCCGACTTCAAAGCGCGAATGCCTTTAGTCGCGACGAACTCACGAACGTCGATCGTAAAGAAGTCGTCTTCCGCAAAACTTACGCTTCCCTCGGTAACGGCTAGTCTAAAGCCACCCTCAAGGAAAACCGTAGTCGCGAGGTCGGCGACAGTTAGCGTAATGTCGTCGGCGATCTCGACACCGTAGGGATCCGTCAGTGTGAACACGCCGCCGTTAGCGACCGCCGTGTTACACGTCAGCAAATGCGGCCCGAGCTCGGGGGTTTCACCGTCGACGATCGTCGCGGCGAGCGTGCCGTCGCCGGTGTTACCTTCGTCGGCGGTGACTGTGACGACGTTCTCAGTCCCGAGCGTTACCGCGTAGGTAAGCACGTGATTAGGAATGTCGGCATCGTTCGCGCCGTCGGGATCGAAAGGCACAAGCGCACCGTCGTCGTTAGTGACGTCAGTAGACGTAACCTCGAGCGCGAACGTATCGTCGATATCGAAGTCGGCCGCGCCATCCGTGATTGTGATCTGCAGCGGGCCCGCGAGCAACACGGTAACGCCAAGCGCGCCCGGCGTCATCGTAAGGCCCGACTCGACGACAACGTCATCGGGATCCGTCAACGTGAACACGCCGCCGTTAGCGACCTCCGCGGTACAGGTCAGGTTGTACACGCCGGCGACGGCGTCAGCGCCGACGACGAGCGCGGTAACCGTGCCGTCAGCGGTGTTAGCGCCGTCGGGCGTAACCGTAACCTCAGCGTCGAGGACAGTGATATCCGTCGGCCTCGCGAGCAACGTACCCGCAAGCGCCGTGCCGGCAAGCGGAAGCCACAGAGGAGCGTTATTGAAATCGCCCCCCTGAACTTCGAGACTCCCGGAGTCGTTGTTAGTTACGTCCATTTGACGCCTTACTGGTTATCGAGCGCGCCGAGCTGGGCGACGGTCGAAGCGACGATCCCATAATCGCGCAGCAGATCGAGCACGACCGCGTCGACGTTCGAGTCGTCGCCGTCGGCGTCGATAACGAGACGGTTAGCATTGACGCGACCCCTGACGAGTGCGCGCGCCTTAATGTCGCCGGCGCCGGTCGCGACGACGTCATACGTCAGCACAGCCTTGGGAATACCGTTGCCGTTAGAGCTGCCGCCCTTGACGTAAATAACGAGCTTATCAGTCGCGCTCGAACGCGCGAGAATGGTACCCGCGACATACGTATCGGCGCCGCCGAACGTCACGAGCTCGTCTTGGCAGACGGCCCCCTCGAGCTCGACGCAGCCCATATCGACGTTAGTGATCGTGATGTTGGCCATTAGGCCACCTTCGCCGCGGCGGGCTTCTTACCGCGCGAGGCGTCCAGCAAAGCGACAACCTTATCGCCGAGATCCTCGGTAACCGTAGGAGTCACGACGGGCGCAGCGCCGCCGGAACCATTGCCACCGTCGAGCACCTCGGTAACGACAGTCGAGTCGATCTGCCGGTTGCTCTGGTCGCGGCGGTTGACCGCGGCCGACATATAATCGGCGTGCACTTCTTCGTCGAGCGTGCTTGCGCCCGAGGCGATCGCGGCGTGCGCGACGTCGACGGCGCCGGTCGACTTAGCGAGCTTGAGGTGTGCATTAACGCGCTTGCGCTCGCCGGCGATAGCGGAGGCGACGATCGCCTCGTAAAGCTCGGGGTGCTGCGCCTTCAGTTCTGCTTCGGTCATGTTCTTTACTTTCGCTTTTTCTCCGCCCGCGGCGGGTCTCACTACAGGCGCCACGACTACAGGCGGCGCGACCGGCGCAGGCGCGGAGGATCGTTAGATGCATAAGGCGCGCGGACGAAGGTCCGCCGGCGCGTCGCCGAGCTCGGTCAAATCGACGAGACACGCGGCGGCCTTAAGCGGCTCGGCGGTCTCGTCGGCGAGGCCCCATTCGATCGCCTCGGCTGCGGTCAAATAGAGATCGCCCTTATCGAACGCCGCCATATAGTCGGCCTTCGTCTTATCCTTACCCCGTCGTGCGCTCGCGCCGGCGTAAGCTTCGGCGAGTTGCTCGTTAGTCTTCCGGAGCACCTCGGCGGCGTTCGCCATTTCCTGCGCGTTCCCCATGACACCGGCGCGGGCCTGGTGCAGCATTTGGAACGCGTTAGACGGCATGAGCACGCGCGACGCGAACGTCAGCAGATACGACGCGGCCGAAGCGGCGAGGCCGTCGACGTG